AACATTTATGGTGTGAGTATTCTTATGAATCTCATGTCACGATTGCTTTTTGGTGATTTTGTACGGTCTCTTACTGACACTTGGCACGTTGCTGAGCACAAGGTTGGTATTGATTTTTATACTGAGGAGGGTCTCAATAAGATAAGGGATTTTCACATCTCTCTCTTTAAGAACGCCACCTCTCATGCTAGAATTGTTTACTCTGATGATGTTCAGGGTTGGGAATATAATGTGCGCGGTTGGATGCACGATGCCTGGCATCAGGCTTTTGTGCTCCATGCACTTGGGCTACCTAGTGAGCCTGGACGTGATTTCCTCAGGGAGTCTAATCTTGGGCCCCGATTTGTTTGCATTATGCAATTGCACAATGCTTTCCGAATTGCTACTAAACATGTGCCGATGATGTTTAGTGATGGCACCATCTCTGTAACTCCATTTTACCACCGGCAATCTGGGGAGTTTTTGACTCATATTAAGAACTCTGATGAACGTGCAGCTCTGGCTATGCTTGCTGCTGTTCTCCCAGGAGACGACGCACGAGAACTATTTCGGTTTCCTATTTGTGAAACTAATGGTGATGATTGTGTCGCATTTGAAGGTAATGTGGGGCTTTACAGTGAGCTCGGGTTTGTTGTGACCGATAGGACGATCCAATCTCCCTATCGAGTCAACTTCTGCTCCCAAATCTTCGAGATGGATCAACAAGGCAGTATGATTAGAATGCCGGAAGGGTTGTCTAAACTCTTCGTTAATGCTTGCACGTCGACAAACGATCAAGATTATTTCGATTGTTTACACAATGTTGTTATGCACCCTGCATTCTATGCTTTCAGGCGAGCAGTCGACAGTATTAGGTCTGTACGTAAGGCTAGGCTTTTAGCCCGGCCTCCAGGTTAGCTGGAACGTACAGGCCGGGCCCACAGAAGAACCCTTAGGCGGAGTGGGCCCTTTGTACTCTAAATTGTTAGTTTGCTAGTAACTTTATTACACAGGGAAGCCCTGTGCCCTTGAATATATTATTAATAAAGATAGGTTTCGCACTCGTCTTTATATTTTTGTATCATTTTGTTTTGTTATGTCTACTCGTAAGGTTGTGAAATCCAAGAAGACGAAGAAGAATGGAATCGGAACCATTAGAAAGGAATCGGCCAAAGAGCTTGTTTCTGGCGATGATCTTTCCATGCTCTCGCAGAAAATCGACAAAATTGATCGTAAGATCCCGGATGTCAGTTTATCGAACGTGGGGCGGAAGATTGGTCAGAGATTTGGCGTTGGAGATCTCGGAGCTAAGGCTGGTTCTACTCTTGCTTCCATTTTTGGTATGGGGGACTATGAGATTAGCTCTAATTCTATTATGAGCGGTCACATGAACTCCCAGCAAGCACTGAATGCTTCTTTTAAGTCGACCAAGAATTCTATAAGGGTTAAAGAAAGGGAGTTTCTTGGTAACGTTGTCACAAGCGCTGGTGTATCCGCTTTTGCCAACAGTAGTTATCCTATAACACCACAGTCCAATGTCACATTTCCATGGCTCAGTACTATTGCTTACATGTTTGATCAATGGGAACCACATGGAATTGTCTTTGAGTTCATCTCGGCTGCTAGCTCTTACGCTAATGCAGGTACTATTGGTAATGTTATTATGGCGACAGACTACAACCCCTCAGATTATGTTTACCCCGATAAGGTAACCATGCAAAACGCCGAGTTTTCTTGTGCTGCTCGTGTCTCAGAGAATCTTTTGCATGGTGTTGAATGTGATCCAAAGGAGAGACCTCTACCTGTTTTGTACACCAATGGCACGAATGTGTCACAGCAATTCTCTTCTCTAGGCAATTTTCAAATTGCTACTCAAGGAGTTCCGTATGCCTCGACTATTGTCGGAGAGTTGTGGGTTTCTTATGATATCTCTTTCTATAAGAAAGCTCTCACACCCAGTGTGGGCCTACAGCTCAACGGCTATATCGCTGGTATTTCTTCTGGTACTGGAGTTCCGCCTCTTGCTGCCTCTTTTACTTGGCAGCAGGTGCCTTATGGTTTGCCTTCTACAAAGTATAACTATATGCTCAACTCTGGTGCCGCGAGTACAATAATTTTTCCTAGGGCTCTTAAACCCTCAGAAAGTATGATAGTGCACCAACTTTGCATCTATCCTGCTATTCTTGCATCTACGGCTATTAACACAACGACGTCCAACGTCAGCATTCAACAGTTTGACACTGGTATAGGTTGGTGTTTCCGCAGCGATGGTGTCGGGACCTTGCAAATTCGTTTGTTTAATCCCACTGACACTGTTGTTGTTCCAACTCTTACTTTGACTAGAGCCTATATTGGCCCTGTTCAGGTTGAAACCAATATTTGGTTTTGGTATGCTGGTGCTTGGGCGCCTGCGGGTCCTCAGCTTGCTGCTCCTGCTCATGAAGACAGGGATGACTTTGAAGACATCCCAAGTAAAGCAGGTATCTTGTCTAAGATACTCGGAAGCGGTTCTTAGATTGTCTTTGGTCTTTGACCAGTCTAGTTCTGACTTTAACAGAACCCTAGCCCTGGGTGGGCACACTCTCCCACGTAAGTTTAATGTAGGTAGTCCTACAGCCAGGTTTACTCCCTGGTCTTACGTGCTGCAATGCAAGG